AGAAAAGTTGTATTGGGACATCTACACAAAGCAATCAAACCTCTTAATCAATTACGAATGATCGAAGATGCGGTTGTCATCTATCGTATCTCACGTGCTCCTGAACGTAGAATTTTCTACATTGATGTTGGTAATCTACCTAAGATCAAAGCAGAACAGTATTTACGTGATATCATGAACAAATATAAGAACAAATTGGTATATGATTCTCAGACTGGTGATATTAAAGATGACCGTAAGCACATGAGTATGTTAGAGGATTACTGGCTTCCACGTAGAGAAGGTGGTAGAGGTACAGAAATTTCAACGTTACCGGGAGGGGAGAATCTTGGTGAATTGGCTGATGTTGAGTACTTCAAAACAAAATTATACAAAGCACTTAATATTCCCCCTTCACGGTTAGAACAAGATTCCGGATTTGTATTAGGTAGAGCAGAAGAAATTTCTAGAGATGAAGTTAAGTTTACTCGTTTTATTGAACGATTACGATCAAGATTTGCTCTTTTGTTTGATGATCTTCTTGAAAAACAATTACTTCTGAAGGGTGTAATTGCAAACACAGATTGGCCTCTTATAAAAAATGAAATAGTATATGAATGGCAATCAGATTCTCATTTTAAAGAATTACAAGATTCTCAAATGATGAAAGAACGTTTGACTATTTTGGTTCAAGATATGGGATATAGAGATGAAGTTGTTGGTAAATTCTTTTCTCAAGAATATATTAATAAGAAAATTCTTAAATTGACTCAAGAAGAAATAGAAGAGATGAAAGAACAGATGGAGCAAGAAAAGTTAGAAGCCGCACCTCCACCTGAAGGAGGTGAAGACAGTCAATGGGAAGAACATAATCCGGCTGAAAGAAAACCAGATTTAAAAGTAATTAGTGGTTAAAGTTTATAAATAGTATAAATATAATTAGATATTTAATAATAGGAGAATATATGTCCGAAATGTCTGCAATTGAGAATATTGTGGCGTTATCCGTTAATAGTGATGCTGCACAAGTAAAAGCTGCAATTGGTGATGCCCTTCAACAAAAAATAATGGTAACATTAGAAAATAAGAAAAAAGAAATTGCTACCTCTTTTCTGCATAGAGATGGAGAAGCAGAACAAGAATTAGAAACATCAGAGGAAGTAGAAAATGGCTGATTTAGTAACAAGTCAAAAATTAATTGATACAGAAACGAAAACTGTATATAAATTTACTAATGTTTCTGATGGTTCAGGTGAAACGAATGTTAAGAAGATAGACCTTTCTGAACTTAATTGGGCATGGTATAATATAGTATTGGATGTTACCGCTGGAAATACAGGATTCAAAATTGGTGAAGAAATTCGAACAGACATGACGGAATATTATGTAGTTACAGATTACAAACCATTGGGAACAGAAGTACAGGTAATAGGTTGGGATCACGCTAACAAAGTAGCAACTACTGCTCTTACTACTCCTACTGTTGGAGATAACCTTTACGGTATGGCTTCTGGTGCACATTTAGATATTGTAGGTTCAGGTCCGGCAGTATCATCGACTTATTCAGTTATTATCAATAAAATACAATGGGTATGTAATGGTATGTCAGTAAATGTAGAATGGGATGGTTCTGTCACAGAAACACTTATTGCCGGATTAAGTGGAAATGGATTATATAATGGTAATAATTTAGAATTTCCAGCAATCCCAATAGATGCGACAGGTAATGCAGGTGGTGAGTTAGGAAATATTCAGTTTACTACTACAGGAGCAGCATCCGGAGATACTTATACAATTTGGATAGAATTGTCTAAAACAACAGGATTTGATACTCCACAATATGAAGAAAACAGTCGATTGGGTTATCCAGTTGATTACGTATTAGGAAATAGACCATAGAGGACAATAATGAGACTTATTTGCGAAACATTAGAAAATGTCGAATTTATATGTGAATCGACAGCAACAGGAAAAAATTACTTTATTGAAGGTGTCTTCATGCAAGCTAATGTGAAGAATCGGAATGGTCGAGTATATCCAAAAGCAATTCTTGAAAAAGAAGTTTTACGATATGATCAAAATTATATCAAACAAAGTAGAGCATTCGGTGAATTAGGCCACCCAGAGGGACCAACAGTTAATTTGGAACGAGTTTCACACATGATTCAGAGTATTAATGAAGATGGTGACAATTTTGTTGGTAGAGCTAAAATTTTAGATACACCTTATGGCAAAATTGTAAAGAATTTAATAGATGAAGGAGCTCGATTGGGTGTTTCATCTAGAGGAATGGGCTCATTAAAGCCTGTAGGACGTAATGTTAGTCAAGTACAAGATGATTTTTATCTTGCAACTGCTGCTGATATTGTGGCCGACCCTTCTGCACCAGCGGCATTTGTCAATGGTATTATGGAAGGAAAAGAGTGGATTTGGGATAACGGTATTCTAGATGAACGCCAAGTTTCCCGAATAGAAAAACAAATTAAACTTTCTCGGAAAACGGCAGAAAAAACACAAATAAGTGCTTTCGAAACGTTCATGTCAAAGTTATAATTTTACTAAATAATAACACTATAGTAAATATAGATGAACAAAACTAATTTAAATAAGATCAAGGAGATTTAGATGTCTGAAGAAATTTTAGCCAAAGAGTCTGAAGAGGCAACGCGAAGAAAACTTTCTGAAAAACGGAAAGCTGCTACTGAGCAAGATTCTTCAGACGGCGAAGAAGAAGAAGATGAAGTAGAAGAAGGTACATTACCTCCAGCTCTTCAAAAAGCTATCGATGCCAAAAAGAAAAAAGGCGGCGGCGATGAAGAAGAAGTCGATGAAGAAGCTGATGAAGATGAAGAAGAAGAAGTCGATGAAGAAGCTGATGAAGATGAAGAAGATGAAGTAGAAGAATCTCAGGATTTTGAACGGGACAAAAAAGCTAAGTTCAAAACCGCAGAAAAGGGAGAGAAAACTATTTCCATTACCAAAACAAAACTTGAGTCATTAATTCCAAAAACTAAAAATGGAATGTTGAAATCAGTTTATGAAATCGCTAATAAGTTGAAAAAAGATCAACTCACTGCAAAATACGAAGATATTATGAAATCTTTCTCTATTCTTGAAGATGCTGAAGATGGCGAAGAAGATGAAGATGAAAAAGTAGAATCTAAGCGTACTAAAGCAGCTGTTAAAGCCGAAGACCTTAATATCGATGTAAAAGAAGATGTTGAGGCACTTATACAAGGTGAAGATGGACTAACAGAGGAATTCAAACAGAAAGCCTCTACCATTTTTGAAGCAGCAGTTCAAACAAAAGTTTTGGAAGAAGTTAATGCTAAGTTGGTAGAACTCGAAGCTCAACATGAAACAGAGCACGAAGCAAATAGTGATAATTTCCAAAAAGAACTTACAGAAAAGGTTGATGGGTATCTTACCTATGTTGTTGAAGAGTGGATGTCTGAAAATGAATTGGCAATCGAAAGAGGAATTCGTTCCGAATTGGTTGAAGATTTCATGTCTGGACTCAAAACACTTTTTTCAGAGCATTACATTGATATTCCAGAAGAGAAAGTTGATATGGTTGACGACTTATTCACAAAAGTTGACGACTTGGAAACTTCCTTAGATGAAGAAATCAATCGTGGAGTAGAACTCCAAAAAGAATTGGCACAGTTTAAGAAAAATGATGTCCTTAAACACGCAACTAAAGATTTGGCCGATACTGAAACGGAAAAAATCTCTAAGTTGGCAGAAGGTATCGAGTATGAAAATGCTAAACAATATGCCGAAAAAATATCTGTTCTTAAAGAAAGTTACTTTCCTAAGAGCGATGCCGTAACATCTGAAATTACTGAAACAGATGAGAACATTGAAGTTTCTGAAGAGGAATCTGCAGTAAAACTCGATGAAAATATGAAACATTATACATCAGCGATAACTCGCTTTCACAATTAATATAAACTCTATAGGAGACAAAAATGTACTTATCTGAAGACCTTCAAAAGAAGTGGGGTCCGGTGCTAGAACATGGTGATCTTCCAAAGATTAAAGATCAATATCGTAAGGCTGTTACCGCAGTTCTTTTGGAAAACCAAGAGAAATCAATGCGTGAACAAGCAGATAGTGGTGGAATGTTTGGAACTTTATCGGAAACAGCCCCATCAGGACACAACAACCAAATGGGAGTTGGTGCTTCCGGCGGTGACAACATTAATTATGTTGATCCTGTATTAATCTCTTTGGTTCGTAGAGCAATGCCTAATCTTATTGCTTATGATGTTTGTGGTGTTCAACCCATGAACGGACCTACTGGATTAATCTTTGCAATGAAATCACATTATACCACACAGGACGGTGCTGAAGCTTTACACGATGAAGCTGATACCGGCTTTTCTGGAACCGGTTCACAAGGTTCACAGACAGGAACTATGCAAGGTGCACCTGCTACTGGTATGGGAACAGCCGCAGCTGAGGACGTTACGTTCCCAGAGATGGCGTTCGCAATTGACAAAGTAACTGTTACTGCTAAGTCCCGTGCACTCAAAGCTGAGTACACAATGGAATTGGCACAGGATCTTAAAGCCGTTCACGGTTTAGATGCTGAAACAGAATTGTCAAATATTCTTTCAAGTGAAATTCTTGCAGAGATTAACCGCGAAGTTATGAGAACCATTTATACAAACGCTAAGCCTGGCGCGCAACACAATACTGCGACACCTGGTACGTTTGATCTTGATACTGACTCAAATGGACGTTGGTCTGTTGAGAAGTTCAAAGGCTTGATGTTCCAGATTGAACGTGAAGCAAATGCAATTGCTAAAGATACTCGCAGAGGAAAAGGTAATGTTCTTATTACTTCTTCTGATGTAGCATCTGCATTAGCAATGGCTGGACAATTGTCTGGTGTTCCGACAGGTAATGACATTCATGCTGACGATACTGGTACTACAATGGTTGGTACTCTTAATGGTCGATTCAAAGTGTATGTTGATCCTTATGCACCTACTTCTGCAACTAACTTCTTTACTGTTGGTTACAAAGGTTCTTCTGCATACGATGCAGGAATGTTCTACTGTCCTTACGTTCCGTTGCAAATGGTTCGTGCAGTTGGTGAGAACTCATTTCAGCCAAAAATTGGATTCAAAACCCGTTACGGTTTAGTATCTAATCCTTTTGCGAATGATACCAATGCCGCAGGTAATGGAGCTGGTGACGGCTCACTTACAGCTAACGAAAACCGCTACTATCGTGTGGTTACAGTTGCAAACTTGATGTAATCTTCTTTTTGAAGATGACTTTAAAAGGGTGGGCTTTTATGTCCACCCTTTTTTTATGCTTACTAAATAGTAGTAGAGGTACAAATGGCTTTAAATGATCAAGTAAAAAATATAAATCCGTTAACGGAAGTTCAATTCAAATTTGAAATTGTAGGAAGTCCTATAACTACATTTTTTGTTCAAAGCGTTAATTTGCCCGGTTTAACCATGGATGTCATCACATATGGACGGCCACAAAGAACTGGCCTTGGTTTAGCAGGAGGCGGTGTAGAATATGAATTATTAGAAGTATCATTTCTTGTTGATGAATATTTAAAAAATTGGCAAGAAATGTTTAATTGGATGACAGGTCCTCAACCTAGATATGAACCGGCTATATTAACCATTTTAAGTAGTTCAATGAATCCTACGTTAGAAGTACATTTTGAAAATATTTTTCCTACTGCTCTAACAGAATTAACATTCGATAGTAGTGTTTCAGAAACAACCAGTTTAATGTCAAACGTTACCTTTACTTATAGCATATATACTATTAGAAACCTTTTGAATAATTGATAATGAATTTTGAAGAAATACAGAAATCTTGGACCCAAGATTGTCCTATTGATGAGACAGAACTATCTCAAGAATCTGTCAAAATCCCCCAATTACATAACAAATATTTAATACTTCATTCTAATGAACGGTTAAGGTTCAAGGAAATAAAATATCTATTTGCTGGTCTTATTAGAAGAAAAAGAGATTATTATAGTGGAAGAATGACTGCAGAAGAATTAGAAGCCGCAGATTGGGAACCATTTCAATTAAAATTACTCAAAGCAGATGTACAAGAATACATAGATGCTGATGATAATGTAATAGAATCTAAAAAACTACTAGCACTACAAGAAGAAAAGGTTGACTATCTTGAATCTATAGTGAAAGGATTATCCACTAGAGGATATTTAATTAAAAATGCAATCGACTGGAAACGTTTTACAGAAGGGAATTGAAGATATAGGTATATCTAAACATGATGAGGTATACTTAAAAATCAATTGTGAACCATCTGTTGCTCAAGAATTATGTGATTACTTTACATTTTATGTTCCGGGATATACTTTTATGCCGGCGTATCGTAATAAAATTTGGGATGGTAAAATACGACTCTTCAATGTACATAATAGGTATCTTTATAGTGGATTACTTGAATATGTTTTTATATTTGCAAAAAAACATAATTATAAAGTAATTCCTGATGGAGATTGGTGGAAACCACAAAAGATAGAAAAAAGTCAAAAGTTTATTGACCACCTCAACTTACCGTTTATTCCTAGAGATTATCAATTAGAAGCATTTTACCACGCACTATCTTATCAAAAATCATTATTGGTATCCCCAACCGCAAGTGGAAAATCTTTAATAATTTATATGATTGTTAGAGCATTAAATGTAAAAACTCTTATAATAGTTCCCACCACCTCCTTAGTATCTCAACTATATGCAGATTTTCAAGAATATGGATGGGATTCCTTAAAATTTTGTCACCAAGTCTATGCCGGACAAGATAAAGTTTCAGATAAGCAAGTAGTTATTTCGACATGGCAATCAATTTATAAACTCCAAAAGAAAATTTTTGAACCATATAAGTTGGTAATTGGTGATGAAGCACATGGTTTCAAGTCAAAATCCCTTACCTCCATCATGACTAAATGTGTAAATGCGAAATATAGAATAGGCACAACGGGAACACTAGATGGTAC